CTTTTTCCACTGTACCTCGCCCCAACAAGCGGTTCGGAACTGTATCGTCTTGGTAAGACATTACAGGTCTATCTTTCATCATGTAGGGGTTTTCTTCAGCCTTGAGCAACAGACCATCATTTGCAATCACGACAATGGCTTCAACCATATCTGTGTAGTCTTCTGCCGCTGAATTCTCAGGGAATAACTCAACAATGTCCTTGTTTTCTTCCATGTTGTTGAGGTATTCACGGGGAACTAACCCGTAGTACGTCAACAAAAGAACCTTCTCATCTTGGTACTGGCTAACCTCTTGGGTAGGCTCTAAGTCAGTATCTTCATAGGTGGGCGTGATGTCTACCTTGCGATAGATGCCTTTTTCAATACCAGCTACAACCTTGTGGATTGAGACGTATTTCTCAATAGCCACGCCCATACAGTCATCAATAGATGTTCCATTGGGGTCAAACAAGAAGTTCTTGGGATTGATAGGCATGATCTTCACGCCAATCCTGTCCCTCTCAATCACGCCAATAGCGGCTTGACCCATCTGATTAGGGATAGGCTGAGTAGATGGGATAAATTCTTTCTCAGTCTTGACAATGATCTCGCCAATACCTGTTCCATAGATTTCAGCCATCAATTCGATCTGGTCGATAGATTTTCTGATCTTGTCTTTCTTGAAGTCTTCCATCAACTGAGCTTTAATCATCTCAACATCAATGGGGTTTCCATTAACGTCTTGAATGTTGTCCTCAATGTCAAAGAAGTCTCCCTGACCAAAGATAGCCTCCATGATCTCAGCATGGCGAGTCTCGACTGCTTGTTGGGTAGCAGGAGTTACGATTCGACTACGCTCAGACTCACGGGTCTTGTCTTCAGAAGCCCATTGACCTCGGAAGATGCGCTCGTATTCCAGCCAATCAGGAAGAAAGTTGGTATCTCTGTAGTCACGCCACTTGGTACAGTGGTCAGTTACAAAGGCGGTTAATTCTTTGTCAGCCTCAGTAGGCTCATAAAACTCGTTTTGTTCAAGTTTGACTTCTTTGTCTGTTGCCATTTATATCCCCGAAATAATATCTAGAGGCTCCCACTCATCTTCTTGGTCATCAACAAAGTATGAGGTCACAGCCAGTTGGTCAATGTAGGAGAGAGCATCAGGCAAGTCATCGTGAACTCCTTGGGCGGGGAACATCAAGAGTTGATCTTTGAATTCATCCCAATCTTCCTCAGAGTTCAGCACAATACGCCCATGCTCAAACCTTCCTTGGAGACTCCAGATAATTCTGTCAGTCTTTTTCCTGTTGCCATGCGTTAAGTCAACTATATGGGAATATACATTATTTTTCCTCATTAGGTCACTCAAATAAGGCAAAACAGCGTTTTTTAACGCACCTCGCTCAATTCCAACGCTCAAAGGGCGGTATTCTCGCATCTTCAGCAGAATCGTAGCCGCAGTCTCTCGAATGTCCCAACGCCCAAAAACAATCTCTTTGACAAACCATTTGCCATCATCAGTTACCTTAACCACAGCAATAGCAGTCTGGTCTAGCCTTTTCTTCGAGTTAGCCGCCTGTCTAGCTACTTCCTCAAATCCAGCCAAGTCAACAGCTATGAAGTAAGAACCATACTCAGGCTCAGTCCCGTACTTAATCCACTCTTCTTTGAAGACATCAGAGCCAGCATTGTCGAAAGATGCCATATACTCTTGCTTGAAGGCGAACGAACTTAGGGTCTTCTTTGCGCTCTCGATTTCAGAGGGGTCGATCAAAGGGTTGTCTTTGGTGGTGAAATGCCAACTTTTCCAGTCTGTATCTTCTTCTGACATTCCAAGTTTAAAGATGTCATAGAAGAAATTGCGACCCTTGGGAGTGCCGATAAACATCGCTCTGCCCTTTTTGTCTGACAGAGAAGCACGAATAACCTGTTCCCATGCTTCAGGTTTGATGTCTGCAACCTCGTCAAGCACAGCGTAGGTGAGCGACACTCCTCGCAAAGTATCTGGTCTATCAGCACCTCGGACATAAATCTTTGCTCCGTTAATCAAGGTAATGTCCATGTTATTGATGTGGCTGGCTTGGATAACCTCCCGCCCCAATTCCATCAAAACATCCCATATTATTTGCCGCGCCTGCCCGTTTGTTGGTGCAACATAAAGCACAGCAGACCCTGCACTACATTGCAGTCCTTCAATCAACAGGGTAATGGCTGAGAGTCTAGACTTACCGCAACGCCGCCCTGCCGCAATGACTTTGAACCTTGTTTTATCAGCAAAGACTTCTTGTTGCCAAGGGAGGAGGCTAAAGTTAAGGTCAGACATCTTTGCTTTCTATATCTTCAGCTTCTACTGTGTTTTCCCCAATGGAGACACCTCCAATGCCTGAGATCGTAATGTTTACAGCACTTCTCTGATTCTTCTCTTTTTCAAACAGAGTAACGGGAAGCATTCTGTCCATACATAGCTTCAACGCCGCCATCTGTGCAGGGTGGTCATCATCAAGGGCAATCTGAACAGTCTTTTGGACAACATTGACTCCAGCACTGTTTATCAGGAGTTCCTTGAGTTCCTTGACCCGTTGGTTCTCAGTCTTGGGCAACATGGCTAATGGCTTGGCATCAGCATACTTAGCCATAGTCAACTTACCTGAACCCTTGGGTCGACCCTTAGTTTTCTTAAGGTTATCAGGGAGTGCATCTACTACGTTCATCTTTTGTCCTACAAAGGGAAGAAGGGTTGTTGGCGACCCTGAGTGGCTCTAGGCATATGCAGAATCTAACGACTGGGCTCTCTCACTTCAGTTAACTGCCTTACTTACACCAACACGGCTGAAGACTGCTACCTGTTGTTCACAGAGCTGGAGTCCAGCATCTCTCGCAATCTTCATGCGTCTTGGAAGTTAGTGCGTACTTTACATGAGAATTGTTTTCTTGTATAGTGACATCAAACGGGGGCATCACCCACCCCTCTATGCGGTTGAGCCGACCAAGTAGGATAAACGTAGTGAACCATGTAGTTCTCAAGTAAAGACTCACATCTTGAACGGGGCTTGTAGCGTGGAGAGTAAGGACTGACAACCTACTCTAACTTAGATAAACGAGAGGCTCTCCTTTAAAAGGACATACCCACTCACGGGTGTCTATCCTATTTGTCAACCACCTTCTTCCCTAATCCAATCCAGCCTTTGTTTGTGTTAAACGCTATGTTTGGTTTTTTCAGTGGAGGCGAGGGTACACAAATATTTACTCACCACACACCACCCCTCCCCCCCATCAAAGTAAGCACCAACTAACTTAAGCGGAGTAAGCACTAACTAACATTAGATGCAAATGAGAATCACTCTCATCTAGGTAAAGGCAAATAAGAATCATTCGCATGTAGGGGTTATGCACCATATTACACACACCCAATCAACTAATGACCACTTAGTCAGTTAATACAGATTAGATTAGATAGAGAAAACCTATTGATTAAGATTAGCTGATAGAAACAATTATTGATAAGCTAGGGTTTGTACCTATGTCATAGTGTTAAACGCTACGTTATATTATAGGCACTAGGGCACAAAAACCTAGTAAACAATCAACAAACTAAAGAGGCTTCAATATGAAAATTAAAGAGCAAAAGAACGGAAATTGGACAGTTTTTGAGCAAACCCAAAGCGGCTACTATTTAGTCAAACTCTACAAAAGCTCTGGCGAATTATTGGACAAAATACTTTGCGATGACAGAAGCAACGCCCTTGCATATTTGCGTAGCTTTAACGCTATAGCTAAGAATCAAGGGGCTTAACATGGATAAAAAAGAGATTCTTTGGGCTATTGCTTGCGTTATAGTCTTTGCTTATATCGGCGCTTTGCTTGCATTTAGGGGATAAATTCTAGGGTTTAGGGTATTGCTTGCAGTATCCTAGCACCTAGCGATTTTGCTAGGGTTTTCAACTAAAAAGGCTTTAATATGAAATTCACTCTCCGCCGCAAAGACATCCGAGGCATGTTGCACCTCTGTGCTAAAAAGGATATTCGCTACTATTTGCAAGGCATTAACGTAGCCCGTGACAATCGGGGCACGTATATAGAAGCCACTGACGGGCACGTTTTAGGGCGTTTGTTTGTTGACGGCATCCAGTCAGATACGCCGATTAACGTGATTTTGCCTACCGAACATTTAATTAAACTAAAAGGCACTAAAAGGCAAGGTGAAGATATGTTGCATTTTAGCGTTGACGGGTTAGCAATAGAGTGTATTTGCGACAATCAAACAGTGCGTTTTCAAGCTCATGAGGCACGTTTTCCCGATACTGATAGAGTTATTCCCCTTGTTTTCAAGGATGAAGATATAAAACCCGCCACTTTTAACCCTGACCTTTTAGTTCGTTTCGTTGACTTTTCAGAGGAAATTTGGGGAAAAAGACAAGTCCCTAGCTTGCTTCAAAGGGGGAAAGATAGTTGTTTAGTTAGTTTTCCTATGATGGATGACCACTTCGTAGGCGTAATGATGCCGTTCAAAGAGCAAGCAATGGCTAAAGTTCCCGCATGGTGCTATCGGGCAAAGACTAAACCCGTAGAAGCCGAAATAACCGAAACAGTGGCGGAGTAAGAGTTCAAACCCTTGGGCATTCTGTGCCCTTGGGCTTGCACTTTTGCAAGGTTTTGAAAGGCTTAAAAATGTCAAAAGAAATTAATGACAATGTTCAGCACATTGTCAACAATATCCAAAATGGATTCCCTGATGAATTAGGGCAAGACGATCAGCCCTATTCAGCATTCGATTATCTGCAAGATGCGCTCGACATTGAATACATTGTCAACAGTAAACGGGAATATTTAGGCGCTCGGGTCTTGGTGGCTTTTGGTGGCCCGAATATTTGGATTAACACACGAACCAAACAGGTCGAGGGTTATTGGTGGGGCGATTCCTGCGTCATGTCATACGATACTGATGCAATGGATTTAGACAGCGCATTGTCAGAACTCTATAACTGCTAAAGGCTTAAAAATGACTTATTACGATAAAGAGTTTAAAAAACTGAACAATTCAGACCACGCTGATATAAAACTGATCGGCAATTTTGGCTCAACTAAATGGCTGACCATCACGCCCGAGCAAATTCAAGCCATTCTGGAAATACTTAACAAAAACGAGGCGAAAGAATGATATACGCAACGATCGCCCTACTATTGAAAATTATTCTCCGAAAATCAAAGGCTTAAAAATGGAACAAATTACAGTTAACTTTTGGACAATTGACAAACAACACGGCAAAAGCTGGTTTTATGAGCATACAAAACAAGTAGATGCCGAATCAATGCTAGATGATGTTCTTTGGCATATTGAAAATCACAATAAACACCACGGCACGACATGGAAACTATACGGCAAGCCTTTTGTGGCTGTTATGTAAGTTAGTGAGCACTTTTGAATTCCAAGCCCTTCGGGGCTTTTTTCTTTCCTACTGCTACCCTACTATTCCCAAGCCATTAAAAGCCGCTTCTAGGTACTTTTAAAGCCTTCCAAGCCACTAATCTGCTACTGTGCAAAGCCCGATATAGTTCAAGTCATCATCAGACCTCAAACCTATGGCATGGAAATGCACTGCCCAACGTAGGCAAACCCTAAACCCTTCAGATAGATTGCCCTCACCTATTGCCCGAATAGCTTCGTATTCAACTGGGTCGAATTTGATAACTATGCCCTTTTTTTCGTCATTGTCAGACATTGGCTTGTCTCCAGTATTCAGCGATCAGCAAAGCCTCAGCCCTGTTAATGTCCTTTTTTAGCTTTAGTGGCGCTTTGGGGAATAGCTTCCGAGCAAGGTCTAAAGCCTCGTTTTTGTCAGCAGTCAGCCCAAAATGTTTTTTCCACTTTTGAGGGCTTACCAAGTGAAAAGGGTAGTTAGTCAATTCGCAAACGGCACTTATAACGCCTACTGCTCTCGCAAAATTCCATGTTGACGATATACCCTGCTTTGGCATAGCGTGTACCTGTTCCATGCAAATCTGTGCGCCCTCTTTAGGGTCAACAATGGAGAGAATGCGACTCTTAAACACCAAGGCGAGGATGTGCTTGTCCTTATGTTCAATCATGAATGATTCAACATAATTCCCATCATGGTCGATCGCCCCAAGTGCGCCATTTACTGAGCCAGCGTCTATGCCTATGTAAATGATAATCATTCTCCTTTGATGTTGTTCATGCGCCAACGCAATTCATTAGTGGCGGGTGACCCACGCTTTTTCTCTATGTCGGATAAGGTCTGCCACCACCATGCGGATGCTTTCATTTTCCCAAGGTCTTTGGTTTTCCTCTTGTATCTCAAAATCCATTCCTTCGCTTCCATCTGCTTCAATGTCTCCAGTAGCTGTAAGCGCTCGGGTTGTGTCAGCGTAGCTAAGTTGCGAGGTTTCCCTGCATCTGTCCAGTAGTCGATTGGCTTCATCTTTTGTCATGACCGCCTCAAAGCCTGTAATTTAGCCCTTATTTCGTCAGGCATTGGAACTGACATTGCCCTACTCTTTTCAATCGCTTCTAGGGCAGTTTCTGTGCGTTTAATCTCAGGAACTTCAGCGCCATCCCATCTCTGTTGGTTGAGGTACACCAAAGGTGCGGGAATAAATGCACCATTTAACTTTAACCATTGCTCGGTGGTTTTTAACCATTGAACGTGTTTTATTATTTGGTCTGCCTGAGTGTCGCAATAAGACTTTATCCACACTTGTCTACATTTGGATTTAGCCCCTTTTCTTGGATTGCTAGGCCATACTTTCCAAAATTCTTCAAACATTTTCATCTCCATGAATAGGTGGGTCAAACAATCCAGTCCATTTTTGAGTTTGTTCTAGCATCAAATCAGGCAATAGATTGAAAAATACCTTTGTTTGCTCAGGTGAGAGCATAAATTTAGTTACTCGACCACATTCAAAACAATCCTGTTTTAACACTAAATACCCGACATCGGATATATAGAACTCTGTGGGGTAGCTGTCGTTTAAGTGCATTGCATTTCCTTTAGACATAGTTTCTCCAAGGGTGGATAGAGTCATTTCTATCCTACCTTCTCCAGACTGATTGATGTTCATTTATTGAATCCTATTAACATTGAAAAACCAAAAAGCCCCAAGT